GATTGCTTCAGCCGGAGGACCAGATGGAGGCGTTCCTGTGCCAGCAGATGGTGGAGTTGGACTGTAACGCCGTGCGCGGTGTGTTCGATTTGGAGCCTATAGAGGAAGACGATGCAGAATAAATCAGGAATCATTCCGAGCGACATGCGGGTGCTGATCAAGCCTCACCCCGTCGAAGAGGTCACGAAGGGCGGGATCATTATCGCTGATGTCACCAAAGAGCGTGAGAAATACGCGCAGACCCGCGCCACGTTCATCGCTGGCGGGGGCAACGCTTTCAAGGATTGGGGCGATGAATGCCGCATCCCCATGGCTGGCGATGAGGTCATCATGGCTCAGTATTCCGGCAAGATGCACAAGGGCGCGGACGGTGAGGATTACCGCATCTGCAATGATGAGGACGTGATCGGGTTTTGGGAGGCAGCACAATGACCGCACTACAGGACGTTGCGGCGCAGGAGTCGCAGGAAATCGACGTTTCACAAGGCGGGAACGATAGTCAGGAGCGCGATTGGGAAACCGAGGCGCGTGATCTTGGCTGGCGTCCCGAAGAGGACTTCAAGGGCGACAAGAGCCTCTGGGTCGATGCGCAGACGTTCGTGAAGCGCGGTGAAGAGGTCATGCCCATCCTCAAGAGTCAGCTTAAGACGCTCAAGGGCGAATTGGCTGAGATGCGCAAGGAATTTCGCAAGGCCAACGAGTTCTTTTCCAATTCCGAACAGCGCGGCTATGAGCGGGCAATGGCCGATATTCAGGCCAAGGCAGAAGCCGCCGCCGAGGTTGGTGACAAGGCCGGGGTTCGTGCCGCGATGGACGAGGCCGCGAAACTCAACAAGCCAGCCGAATCGCCCAAAGCGGAACAGATCAGCCGTGAGGATTTGGCGAACTGGTTTGCCGATAATCCGTGGTACAAGAGCGACCATAGTAAGACTGCTTTTGCAGACCTGATCGGTGATGAACTGGCAGAGAAGCGCGGCGGCAATCTAACCAAGGAAGACTTTGACGAGATTACTCGCCGTGTTGATGAGCGTTTTGCCGAAAAGTCCAGAGCCAAGAGCGCGGTTGAAGGTTCTACACCCCGCAATACCAAGCGGGGAGAAAAGACCCTTGCCGATCTCCCCCCAGAAGCGCGCAGGCAGGCTGAGAAATGGGAGCGCGATGGTATCTGCTCGACCAAGGACTATCTTAAAAACTATCAGTGGGACTCTTGAACATGGAAAATACAGCACCCCGCCGCCGTGGCCGTCCTCCGGTTGATCGTGACCAGATCGTCAAGTCGGAGATTGTGACCAGCGAAACCCGTGCGGTCGAGCCGGAAGGGCGCAGACGACGCAGGAAGGCACTTGATGGGCTGGCTCAGAAGCTCGCCGCGCCCAAAATTCCGGGCCATACAACCCGCTTTGTGAACGATGATGGCAACAGGCTTGCGGAATTGCAGGAATTGGGCTATGAATTTGTTCCAAGCGGCACCGCAGCAAAAGATGGTGTCGGCTCGCGTGTCTCGCGACTGGTTGGCACCAAGGCCAACGGCGAACCAATGCACGCATATCTCATGGAAACCCCTGACGAGCTTTATGCCCAGGGCGTAGACGAACGAGAAGCAACAGTCCGCCAGACTGACGAGGCTATCCGCGCTGGACGTGACCAAACCGGGCAAATCGAGAATATCCATTCTCGTGCTTCCCATGGGTCCATCACGTCGAGCGCCGAGGGATAATCCCTGACACCGCGTTCGGCGCTGCTGAACGAGGTTTCCAATGGCAAACGCTAACGTTGCGACAGGGCTTACCCCTGTCCGTTATCTGAGCGGCGCGCCTTACAACGGCGCAACCAACCGCTACTACATGCCGTCAACTGACACCAACGCCGCTGGTTATATCGGCGCACTGGTTAAGCCTGCCGGTTCCGCCGACGCCAATGGCGTCATGACTGTTACCGCTAACGTTTCTACCGGCAATCCGGTTGTGGGCGTTATCGTGGCGGTCGAACCCATCACCCGCGACAGCACGATCTATCGCGAAAACTCCACCTCCCGCTATGTGCTGGTGGCTGACGATCCAAACCTTGTTTTCGAGGTGCAGGACAACTCGGCTTCCGGCGCACTGACCGCAACGGTTGTCGGCAATGCCGCTGACCTGACCGGTTTTACCAGCGGGTCCACCACAACGGGCCGCAGCTCGATCCAGATTTCCAGCACGACCGTCACCTCTTCTGGCGACGGCACGGAGGATGTTCTGATCATCGGTGCTGCAAACCGTCCTGATAACGTCGTCGGTGACACGTACTGCAAGTGGAATGTTCGCCTGAACAACCACTTCTACGTCGATGGCGTGGCTGGCGCATAAGGAGGGCTGAACAATGACCGTATCAACTGGCAATATCGCCAAGCTTCTCTGGCCCGGCCTTAACGCTGTCTGGGGACGCGACTACAAGGAATATCCGACCGAATATACTGACCTGTTCAGCATGGAATCGTCGGATATGAACTATGAGGAAGAGCAGGAAGTGACTGGCCTTGGCCTCGCCCCGGTGAAAGCCGAAGGTGCAGCCACGCAGTATGACACTTTTGCTCAGGGAACGACGGCGCGCTATACGCACACCGCGTTCGGTCTGGGTTTCATCATCACCCGCGAGGCGATTGATGACAACAAGTATGAGAAGGCTGGCCTGCGGAATACCCGCGCGCTTGCATTCTCCATGCGCCAGACCAAGGAAAACGTCGCAGCCAACGTCTACAATCGGGCGCAAACGTCTGGCTATACCGGCGGCGATGGCGTAATCCTTTCCTCTACGTCGCACCCCACGCTTGCGGGCAATCAGTCCAACCGTCTCACCACGGCGGCTGATCTTTCGGAAGCGAGCCTTGAGGATCTGTGCATTCAGATTCAGGCGGCGACCAACTCTCGCGGACTTCGCATTGCGTTGCGCCCCGATACCCTGATTATCCCGTATAATCTGGAATTCGAGGCCATGCGTATTCTGAAGTCGGTGCAGCAGTCGGGCACGGCGAACAACGACATCAATGCGCTGCGTGCATCGGGAGCATTCCCCGGTGGCGTGAAGGTGAACCATTATTTCACCGACACGGACGCCTTCTTCATTCGGACCAACTGCCCGGATGGCATGAAGGGTTTCCAGCGTATTTCTGCCGAGTTCGCGCAGGATGAGGATTTCGATACGAGTAACTTGAAATACAAAAGTTACGAAAGATATTCCTTCGGCTGGACCGACTTCAGAGGAATTTTCACCAATGGTATGGGTGCTTAAGCCTTACCATTAACTGATCTGGGGCCGTGGGTTGGAAGTGCCTGCGGCCCCTTTTCATTGCCTTTCATCCATGCTATGACATGCGGCACCGGCAACCGCGAGCCGGTAGCAGACAAATGCGGCCTTACCCAAACTACGGGTTTTCCGTGTGGCCCCAAGAGGGTCCGTAGGAGGTCTAAATGTCTGCATCCAATTTCCCTAATGGGTTCTCTCAGGGCGTCACCATTCGCGGCGTTCCCCTTGTTCAATCTCATCCCGGTCAGGTTCTCTGGGTGGGCAACAGCTCGTCCAGCCTTCTCCCCGGCCATCGTGGCGCGTCGGACGCCAATCGCGGCACCTTCGAAAGCCCGCTCTCGACGATTGACGCTGCCATCGGCATGTGCACCGCGGGCCGTGGCGATGTCATCTTTGTGAAGCCGGGTCACACTGAAACGCTATCGAGCGCCGGAGCAATTACGGCTGACATTGCTGGCGTTGCGATTATCGGTTTGGGCGTTGGTACGGCTCGCCCGACGCTTACGCTCGACACGGCAACCACGACTACTATTTCGGTGACTGCGGCGAACGTCACGTTCAAGAACATGATCTTCTCCGCGAACTTCGCGGACATCGTTTCGGTATTCACGACCACGACCGCGAAATATTTCACGGTTGAGGATTGCCGCATTCAGGCGACCGCGACGAACATGAATTTCCTGTATGTCGTGGATACCAACGCGACCAGTAATGACACTGACGGCCTTGCTCTCA